ATAACAAAAAACACCTGTGTTGACGCACAGGTATTACAAAAACAGACGATGGACAATCGCAAGAAACCATCGTCAACCAACAGGAGTTACACCATGAGTACCACAATCGCACCCCTCGCTAATGTATCACTATTAGCGACTTCTTTGGAAAAAGCATTGCGCCGCCCTGTGCATTTACCCGGCATGGTTGTTATGTATGGCCCTTCGGGTATCGGTAAAAGTTTCAGTGCGGCGTATGCGGCAAACCGTTATCAAGCCTACTACGTTGAATGTAAATCAAGCTGGACTCGCAAGGCATTATTAGCCGCGATACTCAACAGCATGGGCATAGTCCCTGCCAAAACTCTGCCTGAAATGACTGACCAAGCGGCTGAACAACTGGCATTGTCAGGCAAGCCGTTAATCATTGATGAAATGGATCATATCGTCGAGAAGAAAGCCGTCGAAGTCATCCGTGATTTATACGAAGGGTCACAAGGCACTATTTTAATGATCGGTGAAGATGGCTTACCCAGCAAATTGAAACAATGGGAACGCTTTCATAACCGCATTCTGGACTGGGTGCCTGCGCAACTGGCAGATATTGATGATTGCCGCTTGTTGGCACGGCTGTATAGCCCTGATGTATTGATTGCCGATGACTTGCTGATTGAGGTGACTAAATCAGCCAAGGGTTGTGTCCGCCGTATCTGTGTGAACCTTGAGCAGATCAGACGGGTAGCATCGGATGTCGGCGTGTCTGAATTGAGCCGCAAGGATTGGGGTGATAGGGCGTTATACACGGGTGAAGCACCCAAACGGAGATTGTAAGCATGGCATTGCAGAATAAAAAACGGGTGCCACTAGTGCGCGTAGGTAATCAAAGCAACCGTGACCGTATCTGGGCAGAAATCCGCACCCAGCCAAACGGTTTTACGTTACGCGATGTGCGGTTAAACCTAGCGGGTATCAGCAATAGCCTTATTAATGATTATGTGAAGTGTCTGGTCGCAGGACGCTATTTAACCGTAGTGAGTGAGATTGGTAATTTTTTTGTACCAATGCGCTACACGCTGATTAAAGACTGCGGTGTTGATGCTCCTCGTGTCGGAAAAGAAGGCGAAGCAGTGACGCGCGGTGCAGCGAATGAAAATATGTGGCGCACGATGAAAATACTTAAACGCTTTGATTGGCAGGATTTGATGATTGCCGCGTCTACCGAGGAATTGGTTATCAAAGAAAACACGGTGCGCCGTTACGTTGAAACCCTCTACAGGGCGGGTTATTTGCACTGTGTACGGGAATCAACCGCAGGTGTTAGAGCGATTTATCTGTTTAACAAAAACACAGGGAATAGACCACCGATGATACGGCGTGATAAGAGCGTCTATGACCCTAATTTAGATACAGTCGTTTATCAGCGAGGTGGGAAATGAGCAAATCAGAATTGAACTGGGTAGATGTATTACGCGCTGAGTGTGAAAAAACCAGCCAGAGTGCGGTCAGTAAGCAACTGGACTACTCGCCTGCGGTGATTAATCAGGTGTTAAAAGGTACTTACAAAGGCAACACAGCAACCGTTGAACTAGTAGTTAAAGGTTTTTTTATGGCGGAAATTGTGGATTGCCCTGTCGTGGGTGAAATGGCTACCAACATTTGCCTGAATCACCAAAAACAGCCGTTCGCGGCGATTAACCCCTTGCGAGTGCAGCTTTATAAAGCGTGTCGCAATGGTTGTCCACATAATCGGTTATAGGAGCGGGTGATGATTGAAGTAGCAAGAATAAGAATGCCAGTGCCGTTATCAGCCTTTGGCAAGTTGATGGAAGCAATAGATGCGGCTTACCCAGAAACAACAATGCGTTATCAAGATGAAGAATTGCTGGTTTTTGCAGCCGATGCTAAAGAGGAGGGGATGTGTGATGAGTGAGCCATTAAAAGGTAGGGCTATTTTTGAACTCTGTTTGCAGCGCGTTTCTGTGTGCGAAAAAAGCAAGCAGCGTGCAGTTATCGCCGCCGCTATTAAGGAGAAAACAGGGGTAGTTGTTGATCAGATGTATTTGTATTCGCTACAGCATAAAAATTCTATGTTGACGAAAAAATACCGCGCCCTGTTCGCGCTTTTTTTAGATCTTCCTATAGAGGCGATTGCCTTGAGTAAGAGAAAAAATCCACCTGCACCTGTAAGCCGTGCGGCGATTGAAAAGAAACAGCACGAGTTTAACCAATCGGTATTCTCATTTTTAACAAGTAAACCCGTAATGATGGAGATGTGTGATGAGTAGGGTGATGAATAACACCGATGCGTTGCGGCATATCCACCTTACCGCAGCAGAGGCACTGGTCGGGCTTAGCAAGTTGGGGATTGTAGTGCGGTTTGTTAATTTTCAGAAAGCCGTGCCGCTGATCGTTGTCACACAAGCCAATACCAACAAACTGCAAGGCAAGACATTGGGCGGGGGCATGAATGCCAAATGCAGCAAGCAATATCTGCAACTCGGCGCAGTTTATAAAGGCTGTCATGTGCAGTGGAGGCAGTATCAACCTAAAAAATCATGCGACTGTAATTCAGCCTGTGTGGAAACACTGTACTGCTCACTTTGCAATAGAAGCAATTTAATTAAAGGAACATGGTAATGACTATTAAAGACAGTTTTGAAAAAATCCGCGATATTTTTGTTCGAAATCACAACGCCATTGAAATGAGTAATCTTGATGCCAAAGATAATGAACGCCCCGTTGTACTGAAAGATGGCAAAGGGCGTTATTGCCCGATACATACTATCAAGCCTGTGGATTTAGCACGGCATGATCTTGTTAATGATCGTACTGAAGCAGCAAAAGTAATTGTGAGGTTACTTGAAGAATTTAAAGAGCAAACCTTTGCTGATGTCGGTGCGTTTGTTGATCTGAGTGTGAGCGAATACGGCGTGAAAATCGGGGGTGTGAAGGGCAATCTAACACTGGTAAATCATGATGAAACAAACAGACTGCGTATTGCTATCGCTGATCGCATTGTTTTTACTGAGCAGTTGCAGGCAGCAAAAAAACTATTTGATGAAATTGTTACCGAGAACAGCGAGGGTCTTAATGATGTCATTAAGGTGCTTATCGACGGTGTCTTTAAAGTAGACAAAGCAGGAAAAATAGATGCTAAAAAAGTGTTTGAACTGCGTAAATATAGCATCAATCACCCAAAATGGGTGCTGGCAATGAAGGCTATCAACGACAGTATTAAAGTAGTCGGTAGCAAGTCTTACATTCAGCTCGCCACTCGTGAATCGGCTGATGATGAATGGCAAACGCTTAACTTAGATTTATCCAAGGTGTAGTGATGAATAAGTCAAAAAAAAGAACAGAGCTAGATGATAAAGCGGCTGAGCATGAGTTAGTTATACAAGAAGTTAAAGGCTACTTCGTTACGTCAGTAATTCGTGGGCGATTCGATGAGGGGGTGTTTCTCAAGACACTTGATGATGTAAATCTATACCTGAGAACTGTAAATAACAGCTAGCACATACCCAGACCTGCGAGGTTTTGAAAACCTCGCAGGTCTATTGATGAGGATTGAATCATGGCACTAAAAGTAATCGAGAATAAACAGCAAGCCGCACAGTCTGTACAACGCAAAAAAGAACTGACTTGTATTCACGCGCTAAAAAATGAACTGCGCATGGATGATGATACCTATCGTCTGATGTTGAATAATCTGGTGGGTAAGAACAGTGCTGGCTTATGCAATAGCTTTGAGCGGCAAAAAATCATCATGCACTTAAAAAGCAAAGTGGGTGCGGTGCAATACGGTACTAAGCCGCATAACTTGGACAGCAATCCCCAATTGCAAAAGATTGAAGCCTTGCTGACCGTGCAGAAGAAACCGTGGGGCTATGCAGAAGCAATGGCGAAACGGATGTATAAAAAATCAGCCTTGGCGTTTTGTGCGCCTGAGGAATTGCAGGGCATTATTACTGCGCTGATCGTAGGCGGCAAGCGTAAACGTAAAGCAGCAGGTAGGTCATGAGTACAGAAGCTGTGGTAAAGAAACACCCGACTAAAGCGCAGTTTGATAAGCTGAAAGAGAAATTATCATCTGTTTATAGCTCTGAATACCTGCTAATTGATGGTTATATTATCTCTGCTCATGCAACGCAAGTAGGAATGCGGGTAAAAATCGTTATTTACGTCAACGGTTGGATAAAAGGCGAATGGTTATGGCGAGGCAATGAAGAGGATCTGGAAAGAATGCCTGAACTAACAAAACGCTTTCATTGCCTAAAATCAGTTGGGCAAAGTCCATCATATATTAAAAATATAGAAAAATTCTTTGGTAAAAAAGGGGCAAAAGAACAGGGCGTGTATAAAAAACACTATTACACTAGTGAAATGTTTTCAACCGCAGGTGCATTTATCACTCATATCAAAAAACACAATGATTCGATTCAAATTTTGACCAGTGATGAATATATAGCTGCGTTATCTGAACTGGGTGTTGATGATGAACAATGACCACTACCCAGAAATTCTGCAAACGTTGAAAGACGGTATTACGCGCAGTCTATTGGCACAAGGTATTGATAAAGCGATTGCTGAACATTGCGCTCATACGGCGACTGAGGAGGTGCGTACTGAATGGGGCGGGCAGTTGATTTATATCGGCAAGGGCATGAGTTATGAAATCAGCAGTCGTGATCTTGAGATTTGGCATAAATTCAACGGCAAAAACCACCATGAACTGTGCAATGAATACGCTATCAGCAAAGTCTGGCTGTATAAAATCATCAAACACCAGCGCAAGATGATGGTTAAACGGCAACAAGTGGATTTATTCCCTGAGGAGGATTGATGATTATTAAGTGCGCTGCCTGTGGTGCGTCCGCGTCACTGGATACCTTGATTGATGACGAGCCCGCCGCGCAGGCGTTGATGCTGGCTTTAAAAATAACCCCAGTCGGTCGGTTGCTGGTTAAGTATCTGGGGTTGTTTCGTCCTGCCAAGCGTCAATTGTCATGGTCGCGGGTGGTGGTATTGCTGGGTGAGTTGATGCCGTTGATTGAAGCCCAGCGTATTGAGCGCAATGGCTTGGTGTATGACGTGCCGTTGCTGGTGTGGGAGCTTGCGTTGGAGCGGTTATTGGCTACACGGGATAGCGGAAAACTGGCTACCCCGCTTAAAACCCACGGTTATTTGTTTGAAATTATTGTCACTGAATCGGCAAAAGCCCTGCCTGCGGTATTGCAACAAACAAGCGACATGGTATCTCATAACCCTGTTAAGCCATTATCGGCAACGGCACAGGCACTGGTTAATCTGGAGGCTAGGAAACGAGGGGTAGTGCGTAATGTGGCTGGATGATGAAATCACAGAAGGTATTCAACGCTTGATAGTTTTACGCTTAAAGTTTTCACCTGCTCTGGATACCATTGACCCGCTGCTCGATACTTGGATACAGGTATTTAAGGCGCAACCCTTAAGCTGGGTAGAATCAGTGGACGCGCTACGCATTCGGCAGGCATTTATGTTGTGCGCGGGTCGGTGTGATGAGTTTCCCTCACCTAAAACGGTATTGTCATTCTTGCCACCGCGTCCTGATCGTCTGAAAGTCACACACCAGCAAGCTACCAAGAGTGTGATGCCCGATAATATCAAACAGGTGCTTATGCAAGCGACAAAGAATGCTGATAATTTAACTGATAAACAGCGGCGACAATTGCTTGATAAAGAAGAAGAAGTATTGAAACGGCTGATTGCCGATATGGGTATTTAAATGCCATGTTACCCACAATATGATAAAGAAAGACGGCGGGTTGGTTTTTTATGCGGAAAACTTGGCAAGCCTTGTGCAGAATGTGGTGATGTAGCGGATAGCCTCTGTGATTACCCCGTCGGGAAAAATAAAACCTGTGACAGGGTATTATGTGATTATCATGCTAATGAGATAGCCCCTGATATTCACTACTGCCCAGCACATTATGAAAAATGGCAGGATTTTGTAAAGAGCGGGGGTGTTAAAAAAGCCCTTGAAAATGTCACCCCATATAAACAGTCTAATCTATTTGATTTACTAGATTAACAGTACGTTACTCAACCTATAAACCTAACATAAAGCCCCTTTAATGGGGCTTTTTTGTGTAAATCACTTTACTATCGACTTTCCCCACACTCAGGCATCCTGAACGCTACTAAAACAGCTTGTATAGGATGTGTCTATGTTCTTCCCATTATCCCCATGCAGAGGGTGCTTATGAATGTCTCATTAGAGCCTTGGCATCTTATCCTGCTTGCTATTTCATTTATTACTTTTTTGATATGTCTAGCCAAGTATTTTTTATCGCAGATTGACAAGCGGTTTGATGCGCAGGAAGAACGCCGCACGGAGTATTCAAAACATTGGGATACTCAGTTTTCCAAGATAGAGGAAAAGAATGCCTCCGCCTTAGAGCGCACCTCAGAGCTGGAGCGCGAGTTCCTAAGGTCACAAGCCAATATGTCCATCAATTATGTGCGCCGTGAAGATTATGTACGCGGTCAAACCATTATAGAAGGCAAGTTAGATGGTCTGGCTATGCGGTTAGAAAATCGGACGGTACATCCATGAGTATAGATCATTCTAAAGTGCGCCGTGAATCACTGCGCTGGAACATCCTGTTGGCTCTCAATAATGCACGTCCTATCGGTGCGTATGCTGAGTTGTTGCTGTCCTGTGCTCAGGCTATTTATCCAGACTGCACACAAAAAGAGCTGTACTGCGAAATGGATTATTTGTATGACCGTGATTTGATCGTAGTTAAAAAACAGCCTGATGGACGCTGGCATGGAAAGTTATCCCGATACGGTGTTGATGTTGCTGAATACACGGTGGATTGCGAAGCGGGTATCGCACGACCTGAAAAATATTGGAATACCTAATGCCGCCGCGTTCAAAGATTCAAACACAGTTGTCCGATGAACTGCGCAAGGGCTTAGATCGCAAGCTGGTCGATAACGGTTTTGCAGATTACAAAGGACTGGAGGGCTGGTTAGCTGAACAAGGGTATTCAATCAGCCACGCGGCTATTCATCGACATGGGCAGGAATTAGAGCAACGACTAGCGATGATTAAAGCCTCGACAGAAGCGGCTGAAATGATTGCCGAAGCTGCGCCAGATGCACAGGATTTGCGCTCAGAAGCCGTGATGTCGCTGATTCAAACGGAATTGTTTAACGTATTGATGAAGTTGCAAGAAGCTAATACTGATGACGATATGCAAAACCGCGTCGGGCTATTATCAGAAGCGGCGAAGTCTATCGCGCAATTATCACGCGCGTCGGTAAATCAGAAAAAGTGGGCAGAAGAAATACGCCAACGAGAACGCCAGCAAGCCGCTAAAGAAGTCAGCGCGGCACTTAAGTCGAACGGCATAAGTGAAGAGCTGGAACAAAGTATTAGACAGATTTTATTGGGGAAAGCCGCATGACACTGATTGAAAAACTGATTGATGATGTACTGAAAAAAGAGGGCGGGTATGTCAACCACCCAGCGGACAAAGGCGGCGCGACTAATTATGGGATTACACAGGCGACATTAAGTAATTATCTAGGCAGGAAGTGTACGCCTGCTGACGTAAAAGCAATGAGCAAAGCGACGGCGGCTGATATTTACGAACACACATTTTTTATCAATACCAACATTCAGCAATTACCTGAAGCGATTATTCCAGTGATGTTTGATATGGCGGTCAATCACGGCGGTCATGCGGCAATCAAGATGCTGCAACTGGAGCTTGCCGAGTTTTTAGACTCCATTCATGTCGGTGAGGCAGATTGCATTATCGGTAAACGAACGATAGCAGGAACAAAGGCAATGGTGGCGGCTCATGAGAAGTTATTCATTAATCAGCTGGTTAATAGACGCATTAATTTCTATCGGTCAATTGTTAAAAACAATCCCAGCCAAGCTGTATTTTTAAACGGCTGGGTTAATCGGGCTAAATCATTTTTAGTTTAAAAGAGAGGTTGTTATGTTCGGAATAGATGATGCAATTGCCGCAGGTAGTAATTTAACCTGAGTTCGACCTAAGATTAAGTATAAAAAGCAGCCTTTTTAAAAATCTGAAAGAATATAAGCAACCACGCGAAACTCTTTCAAAAAAGGCTGCCGTTCATGATTTTACATCAACTATTC